CAGTAGACTAACTCTGTCAAGGGTTCAAGGATGGTTCTAGCTTTTTTTAAATATATCTTCTAAGTTCTTCTTGGTCTGATTTATAGATCCAAGATAACCAGAGGTTCTAGGTAATTTATTACCTCTGCCAGTTAGAGATTTTCCATTCTCTAATCTCTTCATAGTCTTTTCATAGAAATCAATAATAGGAGCTCCTAGTTCAGACATAGTAATTATATGATCTCTATTAATAATAAACATTTGATCAAAGGTAGCAGACATCCATTCTTTAAAAGAGAATCCAGATATTTCTAGATCACCTTTTCTAGTTTTAGCGTGCTCTACTTGTAAAGGATTTTCTAATAATACTTTGTCTTCGTCTGGTAAGTAACATACTCTAGCCACTATCTCTTCACCAGAGACTAGCTTAACTGTTGCTAGAAAGTCTTCTTCTTTTAATTCTTCTGGTGTCATTTATCTTCCCTAAGATTTATTTTTATAACTTCATACTTAAAGTTCTCATCATTGTATATGTTAACTCGTTCGTTAAGATGTCGTAGTGTATAATTCTGACCGCCTATATCATCTGCTATATCATAGAGTGTTGCTAAAGTCTTTCCTTCCCCTCTACGTAAGACTCTACCAATGGATTGAAGGTTTCTAATGCGGGATTTACTAGGCGACGCAAATATGATATTGTGCAACCGCTTAATATTAATGCCAGTAGAGAAAGTACCGTAAGACGCAATAATGACTGCATTGTTTTCTAGCTCCGTAATCTGTCTAACTTCTTCTCTATCTTGTACATCGGTGCCACCATGTACGAAAAAGATTTTTCGTTCAGGATCTATATTAGTATTTATTAACTCATAAAGTGGATCCCCATGCTTTTCTACGTAGTTAAATAGCACTAGGGTATTACCATCTAGGTCTTTAACAAGGTTTTTAATAAGATTATTTCTTCCCTTATGATTAACTAGATATTCCATCTCATCATGATATGTCTCCATATGCTGAGGTTCATGTTGACACAATAGTATTTTGATCCTAAAATTAGAAAGGTATCCAGATTTTATAAGTCCATCAGTAGTGGTAACTCGTTCGCACTTACCGAACAACCCTTCTAATACCCACTTATGAGTCTTGCTTCCATCTAAGGTTCCAGTAAAACCGAACCTATACTTAGCATTATGAAGCTTAGTCATTATACCTGTTAATGATTTAGACTTAAACAAGTGTGCTTCATCTCCAATCACACAATCTATATCATCAAAGTATCTCTTGGGAAACTTGTAAATAGATTGCCACGTTGAAATGATAACAGGTTTATCTGTATTTTTATCCTTACCACTATAAATTTTATGAACATGGTCTTCCGCATTCCATCCATAGTCAACGAAGTCGTTAACCATTTGTTCTACCAAGGACGTAGTAGGAACGACGATGAGCGTCTTCTTGCTGGTAGCAGTGTAGTATCTGACGAGGGAGTAGATCATAAGAGATTTACCAGATCCCGTTGGGGAAAGTAATAACTTACGATTATTTTTTAAAGCCTCGTAGACACCTTTTATCTGGTATCCACGAGGTTTTATTTTGGGAGAAATTTTCTCCATAAAATGCTGTACAGCAGGTGGTGACACATAATCATTCTTCTCAAGAATGTCACCATACCAATCATCTGTTTCATAATTCATGGTATACTGATGATCGTCAGCCCATGATTGTAAATGATTTATTAATCCATGATAAAGTTCGCCTGTAGCTGGAGAGTACAGACGAATAGTTCCATCCCAATATTTGTATCTTGGATTACGTTTTAAATACTTTGCTTCTGGTACTTCAAACGTGAAGTAATCAGACAGTTCTTTATGCACATGTTCTTCAGGAGAAGAAATTTTTATATATACTTCATTCTTCTTCTTTATAGAAAGATGTGTCATTATTGTCCATTAATAAATTTCTCCCATTCAATGGCACTTTTAATCTGAAATCCTCTATTTGAAATCTGTTTCATTACCTGATCCAACCAGTGTAACATTTGGTCTAGGTACTTGATCTTAGCTTCAAGGTTGATGATTTCATCATCTGCCTCAAGATAAGTTCTCATTTTTTCAGAGGTTTTAATACTACCTCCAAATGGTTTAAGAGCATAAGTTTTAGCATCTGCTTCACCAGAATAATACTCACGCTTTTCTTTAACCAATTTACGAATTTCAAACTCAAGAGAAGTCTTGATCTGTGATGTGTCAGTGTAATGGTTTAAGTATTTATTATGTTGAAAAGGGATGTCTAAAGCAAGTTGCCCTAGATCAGCACTGTATTGCTTATTCTTAAATTGAAAGTCAACAGCAGAATCTTCTGCCCAGTCTTCTCTCATCTTATCAAATTTATTTCTAATGGATTCAAAGTTCATACAAATTCTAACCTTGCAAATGATCTTTCACCTAATCGTTTCTGTATTAGTTCTGCATAACGTTCGTGTAATTCACAACCAATATAATGTCTCCCATGAGTCTTCGCTGTTACAGCAGTAGTACCTGATCCCATAAAAGGATCTAAAACAATATCTCCTTTTTCACTACCTGCAAGAATACATGGTTCAATAAGTTCCTCAGGGAATACAGCAAAGTGAGCTCCCTTATAAGGTTTAGTATTTACTTTCCACACTGATCTCTTATTTCTCTTATCGTAAACCATCTTACGTGGTCTAGTTAAACCACTAAATTGATTGTCAACATCCTTAGTATTATCCATATTAATAGGAGTGTTACCACCCCATCTTTCACCAACAGCTTTCTCTTTAATTGCTTCATGGTCGTAATGATAATACTTACTCTTACTCAGTAAGAAAATATATTCATGTGCCTTAGTGCATCTATCCTTCACACTCTCTGGCATAGGGTTAGGTTTATGCCATATAATATCCTGACGTAGATACCATCCATCTGCTCTCAATGCAAATGCTAACATCCAAGGTATACCTATTAAATCTTTTGATTTTAATCCTTCTAACTTATTACCCCTTACTGGTGTACTCTGTGGTAGATCCTGTCTAGTCTTAGATACTGACTGCTTAGGATAATTACCATCACTCCTGTAATTATAGTATGAGTCACCAATATTCAACCACAGTGTGCCATCATCTTTTAATACATCACGTACTAATCTAAATGTCTTAACTAATTCGTCAACATATTCTTCTGGACTCTGCTCCATACCTATTTGACTGTCCTCACCACCATAGTCTCTTAGACCGTAGTATGGTGGTGATGTGACGCACATTTGAGCACTGTTAGGAAGAAATGCTCCTAGTGTCTTCCTACAGTCTCCATATAAAATGGTGTCCTTCATTCATTTTTGTTAGTTATATCATATTCTATCACGATTTTCTTAGACTGTCTACCCACACTATTCTGTGTGTAGTATTCACTCCACTCACCACTCTCAATATCACCCATTAATTTCTTATCTAAACCTGCTAGGTCAATACAGTTAGATACTGATCGTTTAACTGACTCCAATCCATCAGGGTACTCATCCTTAACAAATCCATTAAGGTCTGTCTTCTTGGCATTCTCTAATGCCTTATCAATATCAATACTAAATTCATCACTCATTGATTCTAACCTGCACTGGTTGTGTTAATATGTTTGCTAGTTTGTGATATGCTATCGCAGTGAATACTTGTGGTACAATAAATGCTACCATTGCCACTACCCAAAACATATAATAGTAGTTTTCTTTATTCTGAGTCCTCATGTTTAATACCTGTGATGTCAGTTGGTAAGTCTTCATTTCCAGGATGTTCTCTTATCACACCCTTATAATTCTTCTTATTATAAAAATGTGCATCCTCTATTTCCATATCATCCCACTCATGGGGATATACTAATACATTTGTCTCTTTATAACCATGCATTGAGTTAGGATCATCTCTCCTATTCATACTCACAGTTATATACTGGTCACCAATAAAATTGATGTGACCTTCTTCCCCACTCTTTAACCTAACCTTCATTCCTCGCTCTAATGATTTAAGAATGTTTCTAACTTCCAATGGTATCGCCTCCGCAAGAAATATAGGAATTGTCATATGTGCTTCATATGAAGTGTATCAATTATCGATTCAATTAGTCCTTTGTCTTCATCAGATATACTACCCTGATGTTCGCAAGCATCTTTCTGATAAAAGAATAATGCTCTCTTTAATAAATCCTTCTGATCGTGATTTAAAATCTGTGTTTTAAGTGACATGTACATTTTGGACCCTTCCCCTAAAAGATCTCGTGCTGAATTATTTATTAGTGTATCAAGTCTATCACTCATGTCAATAGGATATCCTTAACTGTGTTGGGATCAAAACCTAAGATGCCACTATCCTCTACTGGTTTAGCATTTTCCACGTCATACTTAATGAATAAACCCTGTCGTATACTGGGTTCCATATACTTGAACGTCATAATATACCTATTCATCATATAACGTGGTGTGGGTGGTCTGCCTGTGTGTGGTATCCGACCATCAAACATAACTATACGTCCAGGTTTAGGTGTGACTATCCTCTGAGCATCTAGATTATGGTCATAAAATATGGTCTCACCACCCCAGTTAGGATGCCACTCATAGTTTAAATATAATAATACTGTCTTATTCTCAGGTACATCATATGGTGCATCTACATGCACACCTGGTGTGTTACCATGTCTCAATACATTAATATAACTGCTGTATAACCATTCTCTTTTGGGCATTTGTGGGCAAACTGCTTCCAAATACTCTAGTACTTCTAAGTATAGTGGATCCTCACTTGCCTTTAGTCCTGCATTTTGAAAGTATGTGGGATCATCAATAGGACAGAAATTATATAATTGATGTGTCCAATAATTATTTCTCTCATCTACCTCTGGTCTTGCTTCGCATGGTGGATCATCGGTACGTGTAAACTTATAAGGTAGGTATACTGCTTTATAATATAACTCCTCCGATCCTAGTTTGGTATCTATTACTTCAATGGGGAAGTGCATAATGTGTCCTATCAAGTGGTTTTAAATGTGGTAACGTTACCATAGGTATACTAACAGACAACCTCTTACCATCTGGTTGTGCTTGGTGATAACATCTTGCTGGTATGTATAACATATCACCTGGTGTCAACATAGTATCAACAGCAGGTTCCATTTGTGATACCAAGTCATTAAACTCTTCAACACTCCTCATCTCCTGTGGTTTTATTATATTACTACATCTATTCTTATATACTGTCCAATGTGTGCTTCCTTCTATCTGTATAATAAAATTATTTGCTGTGTCTTCATGCACTCTAAATGATGAGCATCCCTTATAACCTGCATAAAGATGCATTGCCATTCTACCATCAAACATCTCTTCAAACTGTTGTAATATCCTTTGCTTCTTCCTATTACCTGAATCAAAATTATTAATTACTATATTATGTCCATCCTTCCATGCTTGTATTAAATCTGCCACATCCTGACTATCATGTGCCCAGCATCTTTGATGCTTTGGTATTGGTATAAAATCTAATGAATTACTATCAATGAACTTAATCTCATAGAATTGAGGAAAATTAATACAATGCTCCAAATCCTCCCATGTTGCTAGTTCATATGGATCATCAACAACACCTCTGAATAATTGAGGATTGTCATCTATGTGCCAGTTTTTACTTCCTAGTAGTTTAGTCAAGAGTAAAGATATCATCACATGTAAAGTTAAGGTTTAACGCCACTCTATATTTCTCATCACCATGTGGGTTAGATGATGCATGGAATTGATGACCATCAAATACAAATAATCTATTTGCCTTAGGTGTTACCCTTTTAGCAATAGTATATTGTTGTGTCCTTGCTTTCCACCACCTATCATTCACACTACCTGATTTAGGATCATCATACTCATTAAAGAATACTGTATCACCATTAGAGTCATGGAAATAAAATAATGCTGCATAATGATCTGTTTCATGGTCAGTATGTGGTGCATTATGTTGTCCTGCTTCCTTACCATGATTAACTGTCAATGATAACCTAACCCTAGTAAAGTTTATATCAGTACCTAATGAGTCTTGCACTGCATCTAATAATGGTACGAAATGTACTAACCAAGGACTCTCTATACCATCCTGATCCTTTAATACATGCACAAATCCAACACTCTTCTCCCTCTCAGGCATATCCATTAGATTATCAGCACCAAACTTAAAGTCATCAGTTGGAGTATAACTAACATCTTCTGATATAAAGTACCATGGGAATCCATTCATCCCAGATACCATCTTAGTTAATCTTAAGAGATAACTGGGAGTTATTAGATTTTCTTTTTGGATATACTTCATTGTCACGATAATAATCAGAAAATATATGTATATTAAATGATAATGATATTCTATCATCATCACTGGCACTGGCATCTACACTATGCATCAACCATGATGGGAATAAAATCATTAGATTCTCCTTTGGTTGAACATAATACTCCATGTAGTTATAATCATGCTCAAATCTATCAAAATTCTCATTACATCCCCAATATTCTTTAAGACATTGGTGGTTGAGATCTCTAACAAACTTTAATTCACCACAACAACAGTTGGGTACCTTAGCATAATATACTCCTGACATTATACATCCTGCATGTGTATGCAAGAGATTATAGTTACTCTTCCTATTAATATTCATCCATAGGTTAGATAACTTTAGAGTATATTGTGAAAAACCAAAAGAATCAGCAGACTCATAGGCATTTGCCATCAGTCTCTGATATAGTTTTGATAATGGATTAGGTATATGAGTATCTCTAAATGAATTAGATTGCCATCCACCAAAGTTAGATGCTTGCACACCCTTTGGATCTTCCTTCTCTACAATATATGCAAAGTCTGCTATCTCTTTAGGATCAATACCACAATCATCATCTATCCATATAGGAGTTGGAAATAAGCGTTCAGTCCTCATTGAATACAAAGTCTCTATCAGTGCAGTTGGGGTCAACGTGCTTTTTATATAATGCTAATGCTTCAACAGCACCAGTCAATTTATTTAATAGATCTTTCTTCTCTTGTAATTCTTCTAGTGATATCTTAGTGATAGTACTAGTATAATGCATATTATCTAATGCTTCTTGGAGTTTTTGATACTCCTCCTTAGCAGTATGATGTTGCTGTAAGAAGTTCATTACCAACTCATCAAAAGTGATAAGACCTTCAATTTGTTTAGTCTCTGTTTTCTCGATACCTGCTTCTTTAGCAAGATCAACCACTGTTACATCTTCTGGCATTTAATCAAACCTCTTGTTGTTTTTATTTAGGGATAAAACTGTTTTCTGATTGTCTATACGTTCTTTGAGTGTAGTCATTTCAGTAAAATGCATGTACCTATTATAGTCCATGATCTGATTATTTCTACGATCCTCATCATTAGCACTTTCTATAGTAACATCATATTCATCATTTGACAAGTATTTCCTTTCAATAGGTATCCATACTGCTAATGGTGTACCTGCTCTGATAAGGTATTCACCCTCTTCGATTGCATGCCAAAACATTTGTAGATTGACTTCATATGAATAGGATGGATCCACAATACCTGTAGGTACACTGAATCTTTCTTCATCCCAGTATGGTACTGGCATTTGTATGAATACTATATCTTTGTGTGCCTGTATCCTCCAAGGTAATTCCAATTTGACTACTGTATCAGATACAGGTGCATATGGATTAACTAGATGTCTCATGCCTTCAGTCTGCTCTTTAACATGAGCAGTGACATATGTAGGTCCACCACTATCAAATAATACTTGTGATAACCAACCAAAATCCTCACCCTTACCATCCTGTTTGATAAGGAAATCTGCTGGTGCAGTCATTATCCATCCAGTTTCAAATAATGTTGTAAGTGCTGGACATGTAACTGCATGTTGAAATAAACCATCATAGTCTGGTGAATCTACACCAGTTTCTAGTTTATGTTGGTGATGATCCCATAACCTTTTTAACTTAAGTGCAGGACATTTACTATCCTTACCATAATATTTCTTAAGAGCATCAGTTCTCCACTTCCTTTTAAGTTTCTTTGCAGGAATCCAAGGATATATGTCAGCGACACCTTCATGTAGTGAATAGAATCTAATCCACTTCTTTTTCTTTTTAAACGGATTCCACATAGATATTGTCCTTAAGGTATTGGTAATGTGATGGTAAAGTTTTCACCCAGTCTAGCATAAACTTTCGATCTCTGGTATATGAAGCATGGTAATCTCTCACGTCTTGTATTCTCTCATCATCTGCTCTTTCAAAAAATAATTTATCACCAAATGGTCTTATACCTTGACCTGCTGCAATATATATTGCTCCCTCACCTATTAATTTAGGATCAAATCCTTTCTTATGGTGGTAGTCTATAAGTTGCCTATAATCATTTAGTGCCTCTAAGGTTGCTTCACTTGTTTGACCTCCCCAATGCTGCTCAAATTCTACAGTATTAGTAGCATCTTTCCAGTATGGAGTATCTTCCCTTAGACTCATAGTATAATGTAGAGCAACAAAATTCTTCATTGACTCAAGCATTCTCTCACATGTATGATTATACATCAACCTTTCATGATGTGTCACGTGACCATCACGACAGTGTAGCATGTCAGTTAATACTAATAGATTTTCATGTGTTGTCATCAATCCTGTAGACTCTAGTGGTTCTAGAAATCCATATGATAGACCAATACCAACAACATTCTTCTCCCATGCATGCACATGCTTACCATGTTTAATCTTTATAGAATTAAACTGGCAATCCTTGGCAGATTCGGGCAGATATTCTCTAAACTCCTTCTCTGCATCAGCATCTGAGACATATTTACTAGAGTAAATGTATCCAGTGCCAATATTATTCCACATAGGAATATTATACACCCATCCGTTATTTAATGCAACACAGTCAGTATAACAGTGCATCTGTGTCTCTTTATCATCATATTCAATGTGTGTCACTAATGCTCTATCATTGAATAACTGGTTTTTAAAGGACTGAAATGGTACACCCATGTGCTGTTCAAGTAGCAGTGATCTAAATCCTGTGCAGTCTATGAATAGATCAGCACTAATAGCACCACCATCAGTTGTAGTTACAGCAGATATATCACCATCTGGTGTCTTAATTACATTATGTACATCACCTTTAATATGATGTACCCCATTTGGTACCGCAAAATTATCTCTTAGATACTCACCAAACTTATCAGCATTCAAATGATATGATAGATCATTATCTGGATTATACTTGTATTCACCCTCACCAAATGGTCCAGGTATCTCCATCGTCATCTTACCAGCATCTGCCATGTATGTCTGTCTATTACAGAACCTAGCAAACTCCTCTGGTGGATATACATTTCTACTATAAACACATTGCAATTCAAAGAACCTAGTCAAATGATCTCCTACCTCATCATCTGGTGGTCCCCATTCTCCAAAAGGATATTGAAACGTTTCTCCCTTACCTTCTCTAAAATTCTTAAATCTAATGGATGCTTTGTACGTAGCATTACATTGCTGCATCCAGTCCTTATCCTTGAGACCTAATCTCCTAAGATACCTATTAAAATGAGCAAGAGTTGATTCACCAACACCTATAGGTTTAATGCTAGGTGATTCAATTAGACACATCTCAATGTCTGGATGCTCTAGAGATAATAATGCAGCAGTCATCCAACCTGATGAACCACCACCTACAATACATATCGATTCAACTTTCATAAAAAAAGAGGAGTATTACTCTCCTCTATGTAGGTCTTGTAATAGTAGCATTCTACTATGGTGGTGTCCAGTTGTCAACCCAGGGATCCCATGCGTTACGTCCCACTAGTTGAATTTTCTTCTCATCCTGCACAAATGCAGCGATGGTGCTTGGTTTAGTGGTAGTTGCTTTAATGTTAGCAACAAAATCTTTCCACTCAGTAGTACCATTTAGATTATCTCGATACATCATATCAAGTTGATCACCAACAGAACCATAAGCATCCATACGGACAACGACTGCTTCCTCTCTTAGGTCTTCGTTCTCACTACGATGAATCACAACACCATTGACCATATAATGATCGTAAGTCGTATCATCAGGAACTTCACACCACTTAAACTCAGCGTCAGCACCTTGATACACCTCAAATTTATCTGCTTCATTACAGATGTCAGTAAGATTACCAGTAGATCTGTTTACTAATGCGAATTTTGCCATAATAGAATTAAACTCCTTAATGTTATTTATTAACCGTAGTATTCGTAAACTACTACCACACCTTCACGTCCTCTAGCACCTCTGTTACCAAATTGTGCTCCATTACCTCCAGCACCCCAAGCACAGTGTGATTGATGCCTGTGTGCATAGTTATCTTGTTGGTGACTTGATGGTTGTGATCCACCCATATATGATACTCCACCGTGGTGAGAACCATAGTTAGACCAGTCACCATATCCACCACCACCGCCACCATAGGCGTTGTGATTGCCACCAGATCCATTACCACCTACTCCACCTGCACGTCCTTGACGACAGTTTGCTCCAGTACCACCAGATCCACTACAGTATGATCCGAAACTACTAGTGTTTCCATTACCACCACATCCAGAGTAGTTAGTACCACCACCTGGATTACCTATAGTAACAGATACTGATGATATGTTTGTTGCATCAAGGACTCTCTCTGAGAAACCACCTGCTCCACCAGCTTCACATTGACCTGATCCACCGCCACCAGCACCAATTACGTGTACTTTAATACTTCCAACACCAGATGGTTTACTCCATGTACCATTAGAAGTGAATACTTGCATAGATCTAAATCCAGCACCACCTCCACCACCAGATCCAATCTCAGTAGACCATGTTAAGTTTGTGCCATCTGTGCTTAAGAATTTACCAGATTGACCAGAGAAACTCGGTATATTATATGACGAGTTACCTGTGATACTACCGTTAATGTTTATATTGTTGACCTTTAGAGTACCGTTAGCAGTGATTGATCCACTACTTAGAGTGAATCCACCTAATCCAGCGAGGTCTGTGACTGTAGTTACTTTT